TGATGAGTTCGCTCACTTTGTCCAGTACCGTGATGACAGCGAGGCAGAGTTAGCTAAAGCCCGAGTTGAGTTACAAGAGTGGCAGAATAAGTCTGCGGCTATCAGTAACGCTAAGGTTAAGATTGAGAACGCTGGTAACGTGGTTGATATGGTCAAGCGGCAGCGTGATGAGGTTAAACTAGGCTCTATGTCTGATCCTTCCCTTATTGCAGACCTAACCGACAAGCTTGAAGCGGTTAACAGAAAGATTGCCGAAGCTGAGAGGGTAGACGCAGAGATTGTGAAGCATGAACATGCCTTGCAGGAATTTGCACGCAAGAAAGCTACTTTGCAGGGAACTCTGGATAGCCTAAAAGACACTGCTGATCAGGAAATTCCTAGTACAGCCTCTGTTAAGAAAACGATTGCTGACTTAGAGGCTAAAATTGCCGCAACCAACGGTGAAATGCTGGCTGCCTATGAGAAGCAAGACCATCACCTTCGGTCGGTCAAGTCGCTGAAGAACGACCTAGCTACGTTTGAGCATCAACTCCATAGTACTACTTGCCCCACTTGCCAGCAGAAGATGCCAGACATTACTCCTGAGTACATCGAGAAGGTAGAGGCTAAAGTTATAAAGGCCAAACTCGATATTGAGAACGAGCAGGGGTATGCCGATAAGGCAGGTAGTGAAGCTGGTGAGCTGTCTAAGCAGGTAATAAGTCTGCAGGCTAAGTTACAGTTAGGCTCTCGTGAGTTATCTGATCTCAACAATGTGCGTGATAGTATTAAGGCCGCCAGAAATAAAGTCGCTGATACGCAGGCTAAGCTTAGTATGTTGAATGCGACCGATCTAGGGTCTGTACCTAGTCGTATTGATGTACGCCCACTATTTACTGAACGAGAGCAAATAAATGCTGAGATCACAGCTCAGCGGCGAGCGGATGAAGAGTACAACGAAGCTCTTGAGCGCATTAACTACCTGTCTGGCAGAATTTCTCTGGCAATCGAAGACCGTAACGGTTTAATTCGCGAACTAGAGGCGCTTGGTGAGTTGGGGGCAAAACCCGCTGTTGAGTTCTTGGAGGAACGTTGCAAGGAGTTCCGTGAGAAAGCGGCCAGTTATCTTTCTAGCCGAGATCGCCTGAATCATGAGATCAACGGAGTGCAGTCTGAACTAAGCTCCTTGGAGACTATTATCAGTAAGATTGAGGAGGAGCAGACTGAGTTAGAGTTGCTTAGAAAACGTCGAGCCACTGTTACCGAACTAACCAAGTACGTAAAATCTCGCCGCTCTGCATATCTTGGCACTGTGTGGTCTGCCATCTGCAAAGAAGCTAGTGGCATTGCAAGAGCTATTACTGAGAGTATTGTTAGCGAGTCCGGCCAGTCAACAGAAATTGATAATATTGCCCGTGAAGGCGATAGTTTTATCTGCACTGAGGGTGGTCATCAAGTCTCTATTAAAGAGCTGTCTGGTGCTCAGGAGGATGTAGCAGGAATTTCTGTTAAGATGGCTGTATCGAAAGTATTAAACCCTGGGTCTGGCTTCCTGATTATGGATGAGCCTACTTCTGCTATGAGCAGTATGATTGGAACTCGGTGCGTGTCAGTGATTAGCTCAGTTAATGGACAGGTTGTTACTGTTACCCATAAGGAAGATGAGATTCGCAGTGCTGAGAATGTGGTCGAGCTGTGCTAGTTCCTGTGAAGTCTGACCCTGACTACTGGCCTATCGACAGTAGCATTAAGACTATTAACTCCGTTGGACGTTCTGTTAGTAAGAACGTCCACTCTACATTAGATATTGGTTCTGGGAGAACAATTAAGATGAAGACTGATACCGCGTTAGATGTTCAGGTAGGCGGCAGACATTATAAAGACCTGGCGATACAACCTGTGGAGTATATCCATGCAAATAAACTTCCGTATTTGGAAGGTAACGTAATTAAGTATGTTACCCGCCATAGAAGTAAGGCGGGTAAGCAGGATATTGAGAAGGCTATTCACTACCTACAGCTTATTCTCGACATGGATTACTCAGAAGAAGTAGATGAGTCTGGGAATTCTGCTTCTGAATTTTGTGATAAATGTAACGCGCAGGATACTGTGTTAGACCTCGCTCAGGTGTCTGCCCCGTGGACGAATTACGTGGTAGAGAGTATTCCTACTCCCAGTCCAACACCAAACAAATAGATAAAACCTATCAGCCGTAGTACAATTCCTTACTGTTACCTATCATTGGTAGTCTTTAAACCGTAAGGAGGGAGCTATGGCTTCTAAAGTTCGCACTACGGCGGGTTCAACTCTTGGTATCTCTACCACTGCACCCGCCACTTATGATGACACAGGCTTTTCCGCCCTGTCGTTTGACCTTATCGCCGATGTCACTGAGCTTGGAGAGTTTGGCAGAACCTATAATCTTGTCACTCATAACCCCATTGCAGATCGACGTACAGTGAAGCGCAAGGGTAGTTTTAATGACGGTGCCATCACCATGCAGCTTGGCCGTGATGGCACTGATGTAGGTCAAATTGCTGCTCGCACTGCTCTTGATGATGACGACAGCGCCTACTTTGCCTTGACCATGCAGGACGGGACTATTCTGTACTTTAGTGCCCAAGTTATGAGTTTTACCTATAACATGGGCAACGTGGACTCAATTACTGCAGGTGCTGTAACCTTAGAGATTGACGACGATATTCTAGAAATTTCCCCTTAACCGTTTTCTGGTCGGCTAGGTTAGCCACTGAACGCAGCTTCATCTCCTGCTGCCGACCAGTTCTATTGAGATGCTACTCCAATGATGTGAGGAACGTTATGAAGATCTCCCAGTTTAACCCCCATACAGAAGTTGCAAAGTTTTGCGCCATCCTACACCCTGTAACAGGTGATCCGCTTGTGGACGAGGATGGAACTCAGTTGGGGTTCGATGTTTTGTCCGCTAACAGTAAGACAGCTAACAAGCATAGACGGGTGATGAGCGAGGCTATCCTGCGCCACCGTACTTCCTTGTTAGCTGAAATGGGGCACCCTACGGAACCTGACGGAGGCGATGCAGAGGCTATAAAGGCCTATACGACTGCCAAGGACGAGTGGGAGAAAGTCAATAAAGACACTTTTAGTGAAGAGATCCGCAGTCAGTCCCGCCTTGAGACTCTGAACTACTTGTCTAGCTGCTGCTCTAAAATGTACGGAAATATTGAGCTAGACAACGGTCAGGCTGCGGAAACTCCTCTGCAAGTGTTTATGGATCAGGAGTGGGTCGCCAACTTAGTGTTTGGATTCCATAACCAGCTAGCCAACTGGATCCCAAAGCAGCAAGGCAGTTAGTTACCTACGCGCGCCACCTAGGCTGGCTGTCGGCAACTCCTGACCCTAAGTTTAAGAAAGATCCCTCTAGAAAGATCCGAGCAGATATTCTAGCAGAGAACGACAGCCGCCTAACTAACTTGCCTGACTTGGGCGAATCTAAGTACCTACTGCACCTGTTCAACGATATAGGCAGGTATCAGCATAGTAGTATGGGGGCTATCCCTTTAAGCTTCCAGGAGATTGAATCGTTCGTGAACTTAACAGGCGTTTGCCTCACTCCACAGGAAGTTGTCCTTCTTAGGCAGATGAGTGAGACGTTTGTCAATGCTATGAGGTCAGATGATCCTGCAGACCCTGCCCCGTTTGATTCTGGAATGTCGGAAGATGACAGTGCTGAGGTGTCTGACAAGATACTACGAGTATTCAGAGCTAGGGCAGAGAATAATAGAAGGAACTCTTAAAGGGACTTATACCTGTATTGTAGGTAGAGTCTCATGGTAGAGGCTGTGGCTATGTGGAATAGGGAGTTTAGGTAGTCGTAAGCTAGCCATGACATACTTACGTAACTCCCTACCACCTCCTCATAGTCCCCTACTAACCATATACTCTGATTATACAGAAAAGATACAATAGCTATAATTTGTAAAGAGGACGTAGCCGCTATCATCACTTTTATGACCCTTGCGCCACTAATCCTGCCACAAGATATTAAGTTGCTAACCGCTAGGCAAATAGCGTAGCTGCTAAGGATGAAGGTTATTAAATGAGTGACGTAAGGTATCATTATTTGCCTCCGAACATGGCGTTCATAATCAATCCTATGCCAGACAGTACCACCCCGCTAGCCATAAACTTCATCAGATTGACCGCTGACTTATTTGTACTTATCTCCTGCTTTATGTCAGGTATTTCCCTGTCCTTCAAATGGGTTATGCCTTCGTCCGCCTTGGCGGCATAACTCATTAGGTTGTTTATGTGGTGTGTGTTGGCCTCTATCCTCTTATCGTGACTATGCAGAGAGACTGCCATGTCCTCCCTTTTTTCTAGGGTTTGCTGTATTGCAGATGATGCTTGGGCCAGCAGCCTAACTTCCATTGTCAGTTCGCTTATCAGCTTACGAAGCTCAGACACTTCTTCTGACTGCTCCCTTATCAGTCTGCGAAGCGAGGAAGCTTCATGCTCTAGCGCCTGCAATCGGTGACGATCGGCTCTTTCCTGAGAATCTGACATGGCCCAGCCTTAGGTTGTAAGTAGTCTTTTAATTATACTTTAGTTTTTCCTTCCCAGAAAGCGGCGTCACCGGCTTCGGCAACCGCGTTGTAATATGTGGTTGCCCTGTAGCGTCGAATTGGTGCGAGCCACCCACCGGCCTCATTGATAAGCCTGATCAGATTCCGCATGAAAACCATATCCGCTTCGTCTTTGTCCTGCTCCGTACGTCCTAGATGATACATCCAGTCGTGGACTTGGCACGCAGG